TTAATTTTTTATTAGTGTTTATATTCGTTTAATTTAGTATAATTTAATTTCTTAAAATAATAATATAACTATGACTTTAGAATTAAAAAAATTTGATATGAAAAATATTCAATTTAAACCAAATGAAAATAAAGGTCCCGTTATTGTCTTAATTGGAAAACGTGATACTGGTAAATCCTTTTTGGTTAGAGATTTATTATATTATCAACAAGATATACCTATTGGCACAGTTATATCAGGAACTGAAGAAGGTAATGGTTTTTACGGTAAAATGGTCCCAAGATTATTTATACATCATGAGTATAATTCTGCCATAATTGAAAATATATTAAAACGCCAAAGAACTGTATTAAAACAAGTAAAAACTGAAATAGAAACTTATAAACGTTCAACAATTGACCCAAGAGCATTTGTTATATTAGATGATTGTTTATATGATAATACATGGTCTAGAGATAAATTAATGCGTTTACTTTTTATGAATGGAAGACATTGGAAAATTATGCTTGTTATAACTATGCAATACCCTCTTGGTATTCCACCAACATTAAGAACAAATATTGATTATGTTTTTATTCTTAGAGAGAATTATATAGCAAATAGAAAAAGAATTTATGAAAATTATGCTGGTATGTTTCCAACATTTGAAGCATTTTGTCAAGTAATGGATCAATGTACTGAAAATTACGAATGTCTTGTTATTAACAATAACTCAAAATCAAATAAATTGAATGACCAAGTATTTTATTATAAAGCCGATCCTCATAATGATTTTAGATTAGGTTCAAAAGAGTTTTGGGAGTTATCTAAGGGTCTCCCTGATGAAGACCGAGAAGAACAATATGATCCAGCTAAAAGTAAAAAACGTGGTGCTGGTCCAAAAATAAGCGTTAAAAAAGTAAATAAATGGTAATAATTTATGTACATTATTTTTGAAGAATTATTTAATATTCTTCAAAAATTTAAAATTTAGATATTTTAAATTCACTTTTTATTAGCAAAAGGACCTGATTTTAATAAACTTTGTCCATTATCTGACTTTCCAATGACAATATTATCTCCCTCAAATAATTCTCTACTAATATCAGCAGTTGAAATATTTTCTTGATCTCGTAAGGCAAAATCCTGTGTATTAATATTATTCACACCAATTAAATTACCATTATCATCAATAGTTTGTGATAAGGTATTACCAGTTTTTTCAGCTTTTTTAATATTATCTTCAATAGCCTTTTGTTTAGTTTCCTTTACTCTTTGTTCAAAAGCAGTCTTAGCATTTGCTTCATTCTTTTGTTTTTCATGCATTAATTGATTCAATTCTTCTTCCATATACTCTACACGACCTGTTTTATATGCTTCAGGATCCCATGGCATCCAAGTACCAATAGGACCTACAAATACATCATGATTAGGATCAACTTCTCTCAACATTTTACATCTTAATTCAGCTTCTTCTTGTGTTGGATATACTCCACGAACTTTAAGACCTCTTGTGCTTGTTTGGAAATTATGTGTTACATCAAATCTCTTCTGTAAATCCTCTTCATGATTATCTATATAAGTTTTATAATCATCATCTAGACAAGATTTAGACAAATTATCTTTTTCCTCTTGGACAAAATCTCTGAAATCTTTATTAAGGTCTTCAAATGATATGTTATATTTGAATGAAATAAAATTTACAAATTGTAAAAATTTTTCCATAGATTTATTAAATTCCCAGTTCTTTAGGAACTCTTCAAAGAAAAATATTTCTTTTTGTTTTAAAACTTTTTCAGGAGAAATAAAAGACATACAAACAAAATTTTGTCCAGCAATTGGTTTATCTGTTTCAAGTATATCGACATATTTAGGATTTTCTTTGCCATTTTGTTCTTTTCTTTCAAATCCTCCCTTTTTAGATTGTTTAGTTTTAGAACGATCCATTTAATTTTATATATTATTTATTTTTAAGTTTTTTAGCGCACAAATTATTTTTTCTTATTATTTAATATAATGAACGGTTTAATTAACGTTGGTGAACTTGTCAAGAGAATTATTAAGTATCTTGTTGAAGGTTTAATGGTTGCTATTGCTGCTTATGCTATCCCTAAACGTTCTTTGAATGTTGAGGAAATCATTTTAATTGCCTTAACTGCTGCTGCCACATTTAGCATTCTTGATACCTATGTTCCTTCCATGGGTGTAACTGCTAGATCTGGTGCCGGATTCGGTATTGGTGCTAACCTTGTTAAATTCCCTGGTGGTTTTTAAATAATTAATTTTTAAATATTCATAATATATTTAATCTAATAATAATATATTATGGTTAAAAAACATACTAAACGAAGAAACCAAATGAAACATCGTCGTAAAACAAATAAACACCGCAGTAAAAATATGAAAGGAGGAGTTTTACCTGATAATTCATTTAGTTCACAAGGATCTTTACATCTTTCTGATTTAGGAAGTAACAATAATTCAATTATAAGTGCTGATTCTACATCAAGTAATAATTTAAATAATATGAATATAAGTGGTATATCTAATATTAGTGGTTTGAATGAAAGTGGAAATACTACATTAGCAGATCAATCTTTTGATTTTGGTGATGATATTGAACCAATCGCTCACGCTGATGATGATGTTCATAATTTAGATTTGGATGATTCTTTTGTATCAAATGGTTCATTAAATCAATCTGATTTGAATTTAAGTAATAATTCAAGTGATAGTGGAAATACTACTGTTGCTGATGATTCACTATTAGATTTTGGTGGAAAACGCAGTAATCGATCAGCCAAAAAGAGTAGCAAAAAAAGAAGAAAAACCAGAAAAAATAAACGTAAACAAAGAGGTGGTATGTGTTTTGGTAGTGGAGTAGGAGCAAACAGTTACGATCCAAATTTTTCAATTTATAATACACGAGAACTTGAACTATTTCCTTATAGACCTAAATAAATACAATCAATAAATTATAAATTAGAGAGAATAATTTATAATTTATTTTATTTAAATTGTTGGTATAAATTCCCAATTTAATTCTTCACATATTTTTCTCCATATCATATCTTGTTCAATTCTTTTTTCAGGATCTTTTAACATTGGAAAGTGCTCTAAATATTTATCTTCACCTAAAAGTTCACATAGCTTATATGCTGTATAATAATAATTTAAAAAATTGACACGATCATCTGGACAAAATTTAGAATAAGGTGCTTGTAATTCAATAAATAAATTACATAATGTTTCTTCTAATTCTGGAGTCATAATTGGAGGTTTTATACCTAATTTATCTTTTATAAATGGAATATGTTCATAATATTTATTATATCCTAATTTTTTTAGTATTTCTTTCGTTTTAACGTTTGTGATTTGTGATATTTCTATTCTCTCTTTTTTTATTTGTAACTTTATATTTTCTATAACATCAGGAGGAATTTGAGTAGTTTCTTTACCTTGAAATTGAGCCAATATTTCTTTAAAATGATTAATACGTTTATAAGCATAAAAACATACTTCTTTTGGAGGTTCTTTATATGAAGGTTTTTCATTTTCAATTAAATATGGTATACTTCTTGAACAAATATTACATACAAGTATTCCTTCTTCTTCAAGAGGAATTAATTCTCCTTTATGACATATTTGACATATATCCGTTTGATAAACAAAATTATTTATATCCAAAAAATCATCACTTACATTACTTAAATATTTTAATACAATATTATTATTTTCCTTTTGAACAGCTTTATTATCAATTTCATCTTTTATTTTAAAAAAATTATTAACGAGTTTTGATTTATTTGTTGTAGTTTGTATATTAGTACCAGATGATATATTTTTTTTATTTTCGAAATATTCAAATATAAATTTTGAATTATCGAGAAAATAGTTTTTCTTTTTAATTTTAGTTTCTTTTATTTTTTCTTTTAAATCAATTATTCTATCATTAAATTCTAATTTTTCTTCTATTGAAATATTTTCATCTTTTAATTTATTATTTAAATTATAAATTTCATTTTTCATATTAATAATTTCATCTTCATCACATGAAAATTCATGTAAAAATTCCTTATGTTTTATGTCTAACGTTACAGCTGATTTTTTATTAAATTTTATCTTTTTATTTGATTTTGGTTTAAAAGACGGCATAATAATTTAATATAATTTTATAAATTTTATTTAATAAGTAATAAATTTATAATATTTATTTTAAATAAAATTTATAAATAAATGATAATTTACACCCTTGAAGATTTAAAATATAAAATTGAAATAATTTAAATAATTTATTATATGTTAAATCAAGTATATAATGAATAATATCTTTGATACCTTGTTTATAAAGCGTTTTTGTTTGCCAGCAAATAGTGATATATCATCTTTTGAGAATGGTAAATCACATATATCAAATTGTTTGTGCGGTAATTATAATCATGCGGCGTGTCTTTTACAAGGGAGAGAATGGTCTTTTGAAAAAGGCTAATATTTTAAGTTTTGGATTTAATATGGTTGGAGATATATATGGTAATGAACCTGGTATTCATGCTGAACATGATGCTATAAATAAATTAAAACCATTAAATCGTAATAAACATCTTAAAAATATTAATTTATTAGTTATAAGATTTTCTAAAAATAATAAAATACAAAATTCAAAACCATGTGCTAATTGTATTAAAACTATGAAAACTCTACCTGAAAAAAAGGGTTACCGTATTAAAAATATTTATTATTCAAATGAAAATGGAGATATTGTTAAAAGTAATATTAAAAAATTAGAAAATGAAGAATTACATTATTCAAGATTCTTTAGAAATAATAGATATTCAATAAATTCTAAAATTTAAAAATTTTAAAGTTATATATCTTTTTTTGGTTTAAACACTTTTAAAGTTTTCTATTTGTTATTTAATGGATTTGAAGCTCAATTTAAATTCTTTAAAAGATTTAGAAAATGAAAATATAAAAGTTGATGCTATTAAATTTCAAAAAATGATTCTTCTTTTTAATTCTATTGAGCAAGGATGGTCTATTAAAAAAAAAGATGAAGCATATATTTTTTCTAAATCACATGAAAATAAAAAAGAAGTACTAGATGATAGTTATTTATTAAAATTTATGAAGACCAATTTAGATTTTAATAAAATACTAAATTAAAAATAAATACAAACAATTAATTAATTTTAATTTAATTAAAAAAATAATTAAATTAAATTTTAAAAAATTTTTTTCTTTAGGCATTGTATAAAATGGGAGGCGGATTAATGCAACTCGTAGCTTATGGTGCTCAAGATGTTTACCTTACTGGTAATCCTCAAATTACTTTCTGGAAAGTTACTTATCGTAGATACACTAACTTTGCCATTGAATCTATTGAACAAACTTTCAATGGTCAAGCCGATTTCGGTCGTCGTGTCCAATGTGTCATCAGTAGAAATGGTGACCTTGCCTACAGAACTTATTTACAAGTTACTCTTCCTGAGATCAACCAACTTATGGGTCTTGGAAACTATACCACTGGACAAAATACTGGTGTTTATGCCCGTTGGTTAGACTTCCCCGGTGAGCAACTCATTGCTCAAGTTGAAGTTGAAATTGGTGGTCAAAGAATCGACCGTCAATATGGTGACTGGATGCACATCTGGAACCAACTTACTATGACCTCTGAGCAACAACGCGGTTACTTCAAGATGATTGGTAACACTACTCAACTCACCTTCATAACTGATCCTTCTTTCTCTGATGTTGAATCTCCTTGTGACTCTTTAGCTCCTCGTCAAGTTTGTGCCCCAAGAAATGCTCTTCCTGAGACTACTCTTTATGTTCCTCTCCAATTCTGGTTCTGTACCAACCCTGGACTTGCCCTTCCTTTGATTGCTCTTCAATACCATGAAGTCAAGATTAACCTTGATATTCGTCCTATTGACGAGTGCTTATGGGCTGTTACTACTCTTAACTGCAACACAAATCCTTACGTTGCTGCTAACCAATATAGTGTTGGTCGTCCTGTCCCTGCCACTATTGCTTACAACCAATCTTTAGTTGCTGCTTCTCTCTACGTTGACTATGTCTTCCTTGACACTGATGAACGCAGAAGAATGGCTCAAAATCCTCATGAATACTTAATCACTCAACTCCAATTTACTGGTGATGAGTCTGTTGGTTCTTCTTCCAACAAGATTAAGCTCAACTTCAACCACCCTGTCAAGGAGTTGATCTGGGTTGTCCAACCTGACCAAAACGTTGACTATTGCTCATCTTTAACTTGTGATGCTCTCTTATTCAAGGTTCTTGGTGCTCAACCTTTCAACTATACTGATGCCATTGATGCTCTTCCTAACGCTGTTCATGCTTTTGGTGGACCTGCTGCCGTTGCTGCTGATTCTCGTGCCTTCATTGATGCCCGTGGTCTCTTCCAAGATGCTGGTGCTCTTGATTATGACCCAGCTCAATACTTTGCTGGTTTCACTGGATACTGGCATGGACCTTCCAATCCCTACAACGAAGCTAACCTTGGTGGACCTCAAGTCCCTCTTCCTGCTGGACTTCCACCATCCATTGCTGCTGCTCTTTCATCAGGAACTGATAGACCTCATCTTGACAACTCTGGTGTCTCTGATGCCGGTACATTCGTTCTTACTGAGACTTCTCTTGACATGCACTGCTGGGGTATGAATCCTGTTGTCACCGCTAAGCTTCAACTTAACGGCCAAGATCGCTTCTCTGAGCGTGAAGGTTCTTACTTCTCTTGGGTCCAACCTTACCAAGCCCACACCAGAAACCCTGATGAAGGTATTAACGTCTATTCTTTCGCTCTTCGCCCTGAGGAACACCAACCCAGCGGCACATGCAACTTCTCCAGAATTGACAATGCTACTCTTCAACTTGTGCTCTCCAATGCTACCGTTGAGGGAACCAAGACTGCCAAGGTTCGTGTCTATGCTACCAACTACAATGTTCTAAGAATTATGTCGGGTATGGGTGGTTTGGCATACTCAAATTAAGCACCATATATCATGTGGTTTTTATTTATATATTTTAATAACTAATTTTGCTTTTTAATTATTAAAACAAAAAACAATATAAAGATATTAATATGATATAAAGTATAAAATGAGTGTTGATATTGTCAATCTTATTGAAAGTAATCCAATCACCAAATTAAATGGTGATTATCAGAGTAAATTAATTGAAAAAGTAAAGAACAATTTTACGAATTATGAACAACAATTATTTTTATCAAGTTTTTATTGTTATTTGAAGTATGATACAAAAAATGATTTTGTTATTGACTTAGATAATGTATGGAAATGGCTTGATTTTAATCAAAAAGTAAAAGCAAAAATATTATTAGAAAATCATTTTAAAATTAATGTTGATTATAAAAAGTTGCTTTCCCATACGGGAAAGCAAAATGAAAAGACGCATGGCGGTCATAATAAAGAAATATTTATGTTAAATATTGAGACCTTCAAAAAATTCTGTCTTAAAGCTGGGACTAAAAAAGCAGATGAGGTGCACGAATATTTTATTAAGTTAGAAAATATTATGTTTGAAATAACAAAAGAAGAGAGTGAAGAGCTTAAAAAACAAGTTATGCAACTTGAAAATAAAAATAAAGAAACAGAAGAAAAGGTAATTAAACAAAATGAAAAAACATTATTAGAAAAATTTTCATATAAATGTTCTCTAATTTACATTATAAAAGTTAAAACTTATGAAAACGGTGAATATGTTGTAAAAATTGGATACAGTGATCAAGGAATTTTATATAGATATAATGAACATAAAACTAGTTATGATGAGTGTATTTTATTAAATTGTTTTTTAGTTGATAAAAGTAAAGATTTTGAAGGATTTTTACATAGTCATAATTTAATATATCCAAATAAATGTAACACATTAGAAAAACATGAAAAAGAAAATGAATTATTTTTCATTGGAAAAAATTTAACATACAAAATATTATTAAAAATTATAGAAGACAATATTGATAATTATAATTATAGAGTTAAAGAATTATTGCTTGAAAATCAATTATTGAAAGAAAAAATTAATTCAAACCAAACTAATATTAATAGTGTTGAAGTAACTGAATTAAAACAGATGGTAAAGCAATTATTAAATAAAGTATCTTCTCTTGAACAATCAAACCAAGAAATTTTAAACAAATTAAATTCTCAACAAACAAAAGTTACAACTGGTTTTAGTCAACAGTTACCAACGTTAGGTCCAAGACTTCAAAAAATAAATCCTGAAAATTTACAGCTAATTAAAGTTTATGAAACTGTTACAGAATTAATGAATGAAGATAAAAATATCAAACGTCCTAGCATTATGAAGGCTATTCAAGAAAATACCATTTACCATGGATTTCGTTGGTTATTAGTAGAGAGAAATTTAGATCCTAATATTATTCACCTAATTGAACCAACTAAAGAGACAAAAATACAAAATATTGGCTATATTGCTAAGTTAGATGCAACTAAATCAAAAATATTAAATGTTTATTTAGATAGAAAAACAGCAGCTCAATTAAATGGTTATCAAAGTTCATCCGGATTGGATAATCCAGTAAAAAATGGAACTATAACAAATGGATATTATTATATATTGTATAATCATTGTGATGAAGATTTAATTAATAATTTTGAAGAACAACACGGAACACCATTATTGTATAAAAATGGCGTCGGTCAATTTGATAGCGCAAATAATATGACAAACGAATTTTCTTGTAAATATGATTGTATAAAAGAACTTAAGATGAGCGATAAGACATTAGCAAAATGTATGAATAAAAATATAGCATATAACGGTTTCTTCTATAAAGAACTTGGAGAGAAATTATTTATTTAATAATATATTATTAAATACCATCAAAATTTAAATCTCCTGTAAATACAATTTGATCATTATATTCAATTAATACAATAATTGACTTATAAAAATTAGTTTTTCTATCAATTTTTAAAATTTGATATAACATTTGAACTGTATTTACGATTAATCTATGCCACATATTATTTTTATCTAATAAACCAAGCATAATTTTAACTTTATTTAATTCAGGTAATTTTTTAATAACTCTCTCTTTCAAAACTTCAATAAAACGTTTTATATATTGTTCTTCTCCATAACAATATTCTCTTTCTCTCTCGATGTCTTTTAAATCAATAATATCAATATCATCCTTTAAAACAGTTTTATATTTAAAATTTACTTGGCAATGTATTTTTTCGTAATATATTAATTGCTTTGAACTCATTGAAGACATTTATTTATAGTTTTTTATAAAAAAAATATAAATTTTTCAATTTTTTTATTTTAAATATTTTTATTCTTCATCATCACACTCATCATCATACTCTTCATCATACTCTTCATTTTCAATATTTTCTTCATTATCAACATCAAAGTTTTCTTCTGTTTCATTTTCTTCTGGAATTTGAATATATTCACCATTTTCATAAGAAACTTTTACATAATTAAATAATATGTTCATATTTATAACTTCTGGTTTTTCAGTGTCAGCTGTAAATAATTTTTCAATTTGTGAATCATCTCTAAATCTTACAGTATAAGTTTGTTGAATATTATTCCTACCTATACGACCCATTGCTTGTATTACTTTTTCTTGTGTTAAATCTAAATCCTTACTCAAAAATCCGTGACAAAATTGATAATTTGTACCATAAATATAATCACTTGAAGCAATAATCATATATAATTTTTGTTCATCAGCTAGTTTTTTCATAATTTCAGTATATGTGATATTTTCATGATTTATAAATACACCGATTCCCATCATTAATAAAATCTTCCATAAATTATCTACACCATTTAATGCCATTATATCAGCTACAATTTGCTCATCAACACAACTTGAAAATGCATTTGAAATTATAGGAGTAGGTGCCCATTTTTCAAGGTGATTCTTTTTATTTGGAATAAAAGTATCATTCAATGATGCTCTCTTAATCATAGAACGTAAACGATTAACTTCTTCAGTCATTTTATTTAGAGAACCTTTATTTTGAAATTCATCTGGTAAATCCTTACTTAATTTTTTTGGATCTTTACTTGATCTATTTCTCCCTGTAATACGCTGTCCACTATTAAAAGTATTCACTGAATTTTTTGCTTTTTGTTCTATTTCTTCTTTAATAACATCTAATTCAGTCTCAATTTCATGAATTTTCTCATTAATAATATTATTATATTCAATCTTTTTCATTAAATCATCCATAACTAATGATGGAATATTTGCTTGCTGAATACAAAATTTTGCGATTTTTTCAATATCATTTGAAATAAATATTGTCGGTCCATCTGTAAGTGTATAAGCATCCTTTGTGGTAACATATGCTCCTGATGTTCCAGTTTGAATTAATACCGCACTTGTTCTTGTATTTGTCACTTGCTCAGATGCTAATCTCGTTAAAGGAGCACCTTGTAAATCTTTTGGTAAATTAGTATAAGATGATACACCCGGACCAAGACTTCTAATTTTTTGTATTTTATTTCCCTTTGTATCAACAGAATTATTTTCTAAAATTCTTGGTTGCCTATGTTCTTTAAAATACCTATGAATGCTTTGCCACTCAGTTGGTTTTATATTTTTTAACATATTTACATAATATATCTTTATATTCTTCATATTTATTGAATCTAAATCTTCAAAATGTCTATCTATTCGCATCTTGTTATTAGCATAATTATTTTTATTTATATATGTTATGAAGTCTACAACTTCTTTTAAATCAAAATAACGAAGAAGAGTTAAGTAGTTACCACAATGATTTGCTATGTTAAGCATTTCATCATAATTATCATTTAAATAATGTGGTAAAACAACTAAACCATCTTTATTTATAATTGGAATTGATTTTTTACAATCATGACTAATTATACTACATATTTCAGCATTTGGAAATTTATTTAAATAACCTGGAATTGTTTCAGTAAGTTCATTTTCCTTCGGTAAAGTAGCAGAAGATAATACAACCGTTGGTATAAGATTTTCTTTCCAATTTTTTCTAATTGTTTTATGAAATTCATGTTCTTTATAATCCATTGTAATAGTTGGTTCATCCCAATACGTTATAATATTTGTTTCTCCAAAGAATGATATCATATAATACATAGCAGGTAAGTATGATTTTATGTCTGATATCATAATTTCTACTTTTTCTCCATCACTATTATCAACCTTACCGATTCCTCCAGTTCTTTTATTTCTTGTAAATGTTGATGCTGCGAAATAATGTAAACGAATATCATCAGCACTCGCACAACCAAAAGCAAAAGCAACTCTTTTGTTCACAGAAATTGCTGCTCTTGCTAATGCTAAGCCGACATGTCTTGCAGCACAAACAAATATTATTTTTTTACTTTCTGATAAAGCAATAGGAGTTAATGTTTTTCCAGTACCAGTTGGCGCCATATAAAGTATCAATTTTGGCCTAGGTTGTTTTATAATTGTAAATATTTCTTTTTGATGTTCATACAAAACTAAATCACCATATTTTAATAAATTATTATTGCGTTCTATAAAATCAAACGCATGTTCAATAATAATTGATTTATCTATTTCATTTTCTAACATAGATAAAACTAAATTTATCAAATTTTTTATATGTCTATTTAAACGTTGTACATTATTTCTAATTAATTTATATAATGTATAATAATGGTTATGGAAAGCTATTATATTATTTGACATTTTATACGATAACAATTTTTCAAGATTTTCTAACAATACATTCTCATAAATATCACTATTTTTAATTGATTCATCGTTAAATCTTTCTAATCTTGTTCTATCAGCCGAATTTGGTTTTACGTTTGTATCAATTTTTAATGATTTATAATTTACATTCATTTTTTTTATTTTACTTTCTATGTCTTCAACACGTTTACGTAAATATCTATTAAATATATAATCTTCCATTCTCTCTGAGTATTCTATCTTTAGAAATGTAAAGATAGAATTATTATTATTAATTCTTGTCATTACATCATGAAAACCTTTTATAATAAGATTCAATACATCAAGTTCTGCTTTTGAAACAGAAATCTCAATAGAATCCCATTCAGATTTGTTCAATTTGCGCTGCTTTAAATCCATTTAAATGCTTTTAATATAAAAGTTATATATTTCTTTTTAAGTATATTTTTTATATCAATTTTTTTTTTAAATAAAATTGAAACTTTTAATAATATAAAAATATATTACAAATAAATATAATGAATTACGAAATCCAAATTATCTCTATTGAAGGAAACATTGGTTCAGGAAAATCAACGTTACTTTCACATTTAAAAAAGCATTTTAATAATAATAAAAATGTTATATTTTTGAAAGAACCTGTTGATGAATGGAGTAAAATTAAGGATAATAATGGTATAACAATTCTTGAAAAATTTTATGAAAATCAAGAAAAATACTCATTTTCATTTCAAATGATGGCATATATATCTAGACTCAAATTAATAAGAGATACTTATAAAGAAATTAATTTTGAAATTCAAAAAATTATGAGTTATATGTCTAACTATGAGTGTTCTTATTCGAAAAAAACTAAATATTTTATAATAACAGAACGTAGTTTGTATACTGACAAAATGGTTTTCGCTAAAATGTTATATGATACCGGTAAAATTGAATCAGTTAATTATCAAATTTATTTAAATTGGTTCGATACATTTGCTGATGAATTTCCAGTTAATAAAATAGTTTATGTTAAGGCTGACCCAAAAACTTGCCATAATAGAATCGGTAAAAGAAATAGAGATGGTGAAGATAAAATACCATTAGATTATTTAAAATCTTGTGATAAATATCATAATGATATGTTAGATAAAACATCTAATGACTGTGTTTGTGACTCTCAATTAATTTTAGATGGAAACAATGATATTTATGAAAATACAAATATTTTAGATGATTGGATAAATTCTATTGAAAAATTTATTTATAATTAATATATATAATAAATATGTCAATAAATTATACTCCTGAAAATACATTTATTTTTTCATTCGTTAGAATGAACCCTCCAACGCCTGGTCATTTATTTTTAATTAAAACTATGATAGATAAAGCAATTGAATTAGGTGCAGATAAGGTATATGTTATTACATCAAGTTCATTAGATGGAAAAAATCCATTACCATGTAGTAACGAAACAATCCCAAAGGCTAAAAATAAAGCGGATGCTGCCATCATGAATAATTTAATGTCCAGCAACTTAGCATTTAAATCTCAAATACTTAATGAAATGATTTCTTCATATAAAAATCAACTCATAAGTGCTGAAACAGATATTTCAAAAAAAAATTTAATTCAAAATGTTAATGTAATTGTTTTATGTTCAACAGGAAGTCCATTTGGATTTGTTTATAATATTATTAATACTAATTATATAGAAAAAGGTATACCAAAAATAAATATGTATTTTATTGTTGGGAGAGATAGAGCTGATTTCCTTGATACTATTATTGATGGATTTAAATCAAAAGATTATATAAATTCAATTAGTGGTTTAGTTTTAGAGAGAGAAGGTATGGAAGCATTAAAAAATACAGGTCTTGGTAAGCGTTCTATCTCTGAGATAAGTCAATCAGAATATTCAGCATCATTCATAAGAAATTTAGTTAAAAATGACCAAAAAGATGATTTTATCGAAGTATATCGTCAATATTTAGCACCTGATGAAATAGATAAATTATATGATACAATAAAAATTGGAACTCAAATGAAACCTCCACCATCAAAAGAAGAAGATGAAAATCCTCGTTCTAAGTATTTTGATGGAGGATTATTGCCCATAATGGGACCCTCTTATGGAGGAAAAAAACGCAGAAGAAATACTAAAAATAAAAGAACCAAAAGAAGAAAAAGTAAAAGACACACTAGAAAATATAAATAAAATTTTAACATATTATTAATTTAAATAAAGGCGAAAAATTAGAAACTGAAATCGGTAATTATATTTAAAGTTATTTAGATTTAGTATTATTTACTCCAATTTCGATAACTTCTATATAATAAGCTAGAGCCATTTTAATTAAAACTAATGATATAATGATAATCAATTGTTTATAATTTTTTATATAAAATAATTTTAAAATTTCAATACCAATAATAAATGATAATGCTAATGAAAATGAATGACTTAATTCTAAACGAGCTTTATCAACTACTTCATTATTATTTTCTATTTCAATTTTTAAATAAATAATTGAAGCCTTAATAACGCTTACAGCAATAATTATAAAAGATATTGTATAAACATATAATTCAGTATAAGAAATAGCATTTTCTAAAAAATCTTGATAATTTTTAAATATCATATAAATATTATGAGAAATTAAATTTATAATATTTATAACATTAAATCAACTACAACTGGGAAATGGTCGGAATTATATTTACCACAATATTCATTATACCCATGATATATAAATGCATTTAATATATTATGTCTTATTGTATCTGTAACAAGAACATGATCTATCATAGAATAATCATTTTGTGATGCTGTATTACAATTATTATCTGAATCCCACCAATCACTATATCTTTCTTTTTGTTGTATTTCTTCTGCAATATTGTTTAATTTATATAAACCAGAAAAATCACCTTGAATACCTTTTAAAATATCAAGAACTCTAGATGTTGGTTTATTATTATTTACGTCTAAAACCTCAGCATCATAATCATTAAAATCACCAATCATAATAATTTCATATCCTTTTTTTACATAAGAATATATAACATTTTGTAAAACAGATGCTTGTGCTTCTCTCTGTGCACACCTCGCTGGATCTGTAGGAATAGCAAGTAGATGTGCTGCAATAAATGCTATATTAAATTCCTTTAGCTTAAATTCAGTAATGTAGTGTTTTGTTACACCAGATGAACCAACAGAACCGGTATATCCACATTTCGATCCAGGAATAGGATAATTATATTTTACTTCTGTCCTATATAAATTAATTAAAGGATCAATTCGCGTTAACATACCAACATTTTGTCCAGTACTAGTGTCTGTACCTTTTTTTAAATATGGATTATATGAATTATCATTTAATTTATTTTTTAAGATATTTAACTCATCACAACCTTCAATTTCACAAAAATTAATAATATCTGGGTTTAATTCTTTTACAACTTTAGAAACATAATCCATATGAATCTCAGCTTCACTTTGATTAACCCATGTACAGCCACTTCCAGGACAATTCATAGGACTATAATAATCTATAAATAACCATTCAACATTGTATTGTACAAGTCTTAATTTATTTTTATCTGTTCGTCTATCACCAATACTTGATACATAAGGACATTCAGTATCAGCTGAAACAAAATTAGAGAGAATATAAACAAAAAAAAGCCAATATAACATTCTTTATATTACTAATTTAAAATATATTTTTAAATAATTTAAAATGTATTTTTATGAAATAATTAAATACTAAAGTAAAAGTTTAATTTAAATATAAAATTGATTTAAAATTATATAAATATTATTATTATATCAAATATGCTGCCAAAAATAGACAAATATTTTATAAAACCAAATAATTCCGTTGAAAAAATTAAAAGCCCCAAAATTTTTCCGGAATATGATTTTAAACTTAATTTTGATGGATGTAGCAAAGGTAATCCAGGATTAGCAGGAGCTGGAGCTGTTATTTACAATTATAATACAGAACTTTGGGCAAGTTATTTATTTATAGGAGAAAAATATACTAATAATCATGCTGAATATGCTGGTTTAATATTAGGTTTGGAACGTGCTATTGTCTTGGGAATAAAAACTTTAAAAGTTGAAGGAGATAGTCTTTTAGTAATTAATCAAATGAAAGGTATATATAAATGTAAGTCAGATAATTTATTTGCCTTATATAATGAAGCAAAAAAACTTGAGCAAAAATTTGATAAAATTGACTATGAACATGTTTTAAGAAATAAAAATAAAAGAGCAGATGAATTAAGTAATAAGGCAATTGATGATTATTTACTAAAAGTAGCTACTTCTCTTTGATTGTAGTAATCTTAGCTATATGTTTAATAATTTTATTTTCTTTTTCAATACTATTATCACCATTTCCTCCTAATGCTTCAATTACAAATTTACTATATCTATCTGAATTTTTAGAATCAGGATCATTATAATCAGGATATTTTTCTTTATAAGAAGACATGAGTCTTTCATTTTTGTAGGCAACTTTTTTAATCATTTTTCTTATTTGCTTCATATCTTCTTCTTCTTTTTCCCATTTATTTTGATCCTTAACATAAAATGTTTCTCTCTTTTTATCTGTACAGTGAATTGGTCTAATTGTTTCATCAAGCTGATTAAGGTTTTTAACGATAATATTAGAAATACCTTCAACAAATCCGGCCTGTCCTACCTCCATGAAGTCAGTTAGTTGTAATTTAATAGAGTCAACAAAGTCTGTTATGTTCATGGCATTTTTGCATGTTTCATTAAGAAAAAAATTTAGATTGAAAGCTTTATTATGTGAATTAGTATGAGTAGTATTGTGACTGTTATTCATAACACCATTTTCCAAGACTTTAATAGTTATATCTTGTTGACCCTTCATTAAATCGGCATTTTGTTTTAAGAGCATAATGATAAGTTCATCCTTATCAATGCCATTAATTTTATCATCATGATTAATATTACAGGTTTTTTTATGTCTCCATAATCCACTTCTATCCTTATATTGTTTATCACAATGCTCACAAATGAATGCAGATTCGGTTTGCCCTTTTGCCCCCTTTTCTGTTGACAAAATGTTGCTATTTGTTGATTTTATATGTTTAGGTGTCAGTATATGCCTCTCCCAACTGTATTTTTTAGAGCATATAAACTCACAACCTTTACAATAAAAATTAGTTTGCCCTTTTGCCCCCTTTTCTGTTGCTAAAATGTTGCTAAATGTTGCCATATAATATTTCCAGACAATTTCTTTAAGTTTTTATTTAAAAAATTATCGTAATAAAATGAAAATTATTTTTTTGGTCGCCTTACCTTAATTTTAAAATATGCAGCGAAGGAATGCTTTTTTCATAAAATATCCAAGCTTTTTTTTTTTGGACATTTTTTTTCTTTAAAAATGTCCATTTTAAAAAAGTCAAAATACTTTTCCATTTTCAAAATTTTTTTTTCTCCTTCATGACTTTTTTAAAATTTTCAACATTATACTACATGGTTGTAGTAAAAATAGGGTTTTTCTTTAAGTATCTAAAATATAATATATATTCATATACTTAAAGAATTAAAATATTTACCTCTTACTGAATGGTTATA